ATGTCGACGATCGAGCGAAAACCTTTGCCGCCGCTAAATTCCCAGGTCGCGACGATAATGGAAGCGCACAGAGCTGAAATTGTCGCGCACGCAAAGTCTGTTATTGAATATTACTTGAACGGACCCGGATCCTATTTCGACGGCGGAACTCAAAAGCCGCTCGTAAGCGAATTTGGAGAAAGTGCGATTGCCGATTTGGAGAATTTCAAAGCGAAAGTAATCGCATCGAAGCAATTTGCCGGCGATCCTAACTCGATCATGGATTCCGTCGTCGAACTGATCGATAAGACGATGGGTCAAGTCCAAGACGCCGCGAATCATTATGAAGGCGAAGACGGCATTTGGAAGCGCCCTCCAAGTACAGATGATCCGATTGATGATCCCAGAGTAATAAGCCCCAGGCTATTAAATGGTGCGGCTCTACCTATTTCGCTGTACGCGGATGGAGAGGAGCCTGTGCCTTCGTCGCGGGCGAGCGCAATCTCCGAGGTGCCCGGTAAGCCAGTTCGAATTTTGAGTCGAAGGATTGCCGAAAAATCACCGGCGTCTGCACCTTACACAAGAGCACCGGCAACTTCCGATCGCGAGGATTCGTTCGACGATCGCTTCGGAGACTCGACCTCGTCTCCAACCGGCATCACGTCGCGCAATCCGAACTTGCCGATGCCACCGGCTGAACCCGGCAGGCCGCTCGGGATATTCACCGGAAAGCAGATGCCGTTGCGGACGACTCCACCGTCGACCTGGGGATCGCCAGACTCTTCCGAGGCGTCCGGCACCGGCACCAAGCCGGTGCGGTATGTCAGCCGGAGAGATGACAATACGCCGCCAGCGTCCGTATTCGACACCGGCGCCCCGGCCGCGCAGTTTGTTCTTCCCGAACAACTGAATACTGTCGGCGGTCGCACCGACTGGGCCGCGGCTCTGGCGGGCCTCGGCCCGCTAAATCCGATGCAAGCGGCGGCGCCGGCACTAGCAGGGGAAACGCCCGGAATCTCCAGCACCAACCCCGTGCGAATCTTGAGCCGGAGGATAGCCGACAGGCCGCAAGCATCCGTATTTGATGCAGGCGCGCCGCCAGTGTCGTTCGTTTCGGCCAATGAGGTTTTTTCTCCCGCACGTCGAAATGCGTTCGGCCGCGGAAACGATGCCTCTTCCCGAATAGGCGGCGCCGGTGATTCTCCGTCTACGTCAGGAGCCCAGGGATCGTCACCTTCCGCTCTCTTGGAATACATTCAATATCTGAACCAGCGGGACGCCAATAAACCGCAAGCTTCCATGGGCGACTCGGACGCGCGAGGAGCATCGCTCGCTCCCTCGGACAGTCCAACCCCGATGGGCGGCTTGGCGGGCCGGATCGCGGCGCTTGCGGGCATCGATCCTGATAATCCGGACCGGCCAGTGCCGCTACCCGGCGGGTTGCTCGCGCTTTTGTTTGCTGCCCAGCAGCGATAATCTCGAAGACCAAAACTCAATCGGCTCGCGCCTTATTGTCAGGCGAGGCCTATCGCACCGGCGCTGTGCGATTTTCCGCAATGTGTTGACGGTCCAAAAAACATTTGACACGTCGGGCAAATCACCGGCAAATTATCATCATCGCGAAAATCATGCAGAGCCCGGGCGGAGAAATCCGCTGCGGGCATTTTTTGTTGGAGTTTTCGAATCGGACGGCGGCCGCTTGTCACGACGCCACAACTCCCAACGCCCGTCGCCTGAGGCGTCGCGGGCGCGCCGTCGTCCGAACCCTTGAGATCATCATTAGCCGGCGCGCGCGAACGTGCCGGCATGCGGCGTGGCCAAGGCCACAGCCGCAAGCGGCCCCTGTAGCAGGGATATGGGTTCGCGCCCGAAATGGTCGCACGCGCGATCATGCCGCACATTTAACTCCAGAGAGAAGCCGATGACCGCGTATCTGATATCGCTCGCGCTGATCGGCCTGATTGCAATCGCGGTATGGGAGGAGCCCTCATGAGTGCCGACATCATCCAGTTTCTCCGGCGGCCCAGGAACGATCACGAGCAGACGGATTTTCCGACCATCGCTTTCCGTTCCGTCGTGCACGACCTCGCCAGCGACCATATCGATACGGCGCCATGCGAGTATGTCGTTCCGGAAGCGGGCGAAACCTGAATGCCGAGGGCCCCTACCTCGATCCGCTCGCTGGCGCGGAGCCATACGCGAACCGCGGTCACTGTCCTCGCTAAAATCATGAGAAGTGAGGATGCGACGCCTGCGGCTCGCGTTTCGGCGGCTAACTCCCTTCTCGATCGCGGCTGGGGCAAGGCCACACAGCCCATGGGCAGCGCCGATGACGGCGCGCTTCAACTGATTCACCGAATTGAGCGTGTCATTGTCCACCCAAAAATCGTCCACTCTGAAAATTCCGACGGCCCGGATATTTGAACCGCTGCTGCTGCCTGCGCGCTACAAGGCGGCGTATGGTGGTCGCGGCTCGGGAAAATCGCATTTCTTCGGCGAGCTTCTGGTCGAGACCTGTCAGGCCGAACGCGGCACGCTCGCGGTTTGTATTCGCGAGGCGCAGCGGACGCTGGCGCAATCGAGCAAGCGGTTGATCGAGAGCAAGATCGCCGCGCTCGGTGTCGGCAGCGGATTCAAGCTCTACAGCGACAAGATCGAAACGCCGGGAGACGGTGTCATCATCTTTCGTGGCCTACAGGATCACACGGCTGACTCCATCAAATCTCTGGAGGGATTTCGTATCGCCTGGATCGACGAGGCGCAGAATTTGAGCGCGCGCAGTCTCTCGCTGCTGCGGCCGACGATCCGTGCCGAGGGCTCCGAGCTGTGGGCGAGCTGGAATCCGCGCCGGAAGTCGGACGCCATCGACGATTTTCTGCGGACACGCCAGCCGCCGGGCGCATGCGTGGTCAAGGCCAGTTGGCGCGACAATCCCTGGTTTCCCTCCGTGCTGGAGGAGGAACGGCGGCTCGACCTTTCGCTCTATCCGGACCGTTATGACCACATCTGGGAGGGCGATTATATCGGGGCGTTCGAGGGCGCGTATTTCGCCGGCATGCTGTCGCAGGCGCGCGGTGACGGGCGGATCGGCAAGGTTTCGGCCGACCCGCTGTTGCCCTTGCGTGCCTTCATCGATATTGGCGGCTCCGGCGCTACGGCTGATGCCTTCACGATCTGGATCGTGCAGTGGGTCGGCACTGAAATTCGCGTGTTGGACTATTACGAGTCGGTAGGGCAGGTACTGGCGTTTCACGTCAACTGGCTGCGTAGCAAGGGTTACGCGCAAGCGATTCTTCATCTGCCGCATGACGGCATCAACGAAAACAACATCACCGGCAAACGCTACGAGGACCATCTGCGCGAGGCCGGCTTCACGGTCGAGCCGCCGGTGAAAAACCAGGGGCGTGGTGCGGCGATGATGCGGATCGAGGCGCTACGCCGGCTAGGTCCGCAAATCTGGTGGAACGAGACGACCACCGAGCCGGGCCGGGATGCGATCGGATTCTATCACGAGCGGAAGGACGACGTCCGCAATGTCGGCCTCGGACCTGAGCACGATTGGTCGAGCCATGCCGCGGATGCGTTGGGGCTGATGGCGATCTGTTACCAGGAGCCGGGACGGCAAGGGAATTTCAACCGGCCGATCCGGTATCGCGAGCAGGGGTGGGTGTGAGGAGATGAGTTCAGTCTCCGCGAACTGATCTACCAGCGGTAGAGCATTCCCTTGACTGAAGTTCTTGATATGTTCTATCGAGTGGCTTGCTTGGAATCTTGCTTTGCCGGCAGCTGCCAGCCGATGAGAAGGGTTGTCTTGGTTCATGTACAAATCGCTACGGAGGACGTTGATCGTCCTGTCGCTTCTTGCGGCATGTCTCGCAGGCGCTGGAATATATAGTCGTTATTTTGACGAGCCTGGCGGCGCGCTCTGTGGCGTACAGCACGAGCCTGTGCAGCTTCAAAGTGTGAAGATCTGCAATTGGTCGGGAATGAGTTGGGAGGTGCTCAACCTACTCCGCACGGATGTGCGCCACACCGGGGATACAAGCAAGATCCTTATCAAGTACACTAGCGGTATCGTCTATCAATGCTTCTGGTTCGATGATCGCGAGTTCGATTATTGGATTGACGGCGAGAAGTCACCCGCTACCGACGGCTGCCAAAACAATCCACGCGATTTAATCATGAAGCGAAAGATCAAACATGACTGACTACTACGGGCTTGTCCGCGGTAAACTGGCGACGACTGATGCGAGACTGGGTCAAGTGTTCTCGTGGTTGAAGGATGTCAGGCCGGAAGCAACAGATCTGAAGGGGCGCGGCAACTATATCGATGCCTGGCGACATGGTGGTACGGCCGCCCTGCTTGCATATCATCATGGCTACGACGACGTGAAGCGTTGGGGAGACGCGCTTGAGGACTACAAGCCAGACAACGAACAGGAATTTCGACAGGACGTCCGGAACAATGAGGTCGGAGCAAAGATCGGCGCGCTCGCACGATTGACCGGGATGACAGTTTCTGAATTAGGGGATGTTGTAAAAGCAGCGTTCAGAGCCGGAGCATTCCAGACCGACGCTTATGCGCCCTATTCAGGTGGGTCGACCTTTCGAGTCGGAGACATGACGCTATCGGTCGGTTCCGGAATTGTCGCTTTGCCCGACGGCTCGCGTTTCGATCTTACGAAATCGGCCATTATTTCGGACGGTGGTCTCGAATATCCTTTGCTCCGTATCATAAGAAAGGACGGCAGCGTTCAAGACAATTGGACCAATATGGAGGATGGTCGCACTCTCTTTCAGGGTGGAATCGGAAAGTGGGAACTGCCGCAAAGCGGCGATAGCCCCGCGGCTTCCTTTGACGACCGCTTTACCGCTGTGATGCCTCGGTCGCCCGCCACAGCGGGCCCTTTGCAAAGTAGCAGGCTTTCTCCAACGCTCCCCACTCCTCCTTTGTCAGCGCCGTCGCTGACGAGCTCGATGTTCTCTCCTACACCGATCGCGAACTCTTCTCCGGCATTCGGAGGCGTGATCGGTGCCGACAATATGACCGGGGGCAACCATGGCCCTGCGCCGGACGGCTCCGTTGTTCCTCCTTCGCCAACCATGCCCGGACTCCAGAAAGACAGGAGGTCGATGATTCCCGGTGGTTCGGAGTGGACCTCCCCGGCGGTTGTTCACCGGCCGGTGGCTTGTTTGGAAATGTTCTGCAAGCTCTGGCTGTTGCGGCAACACCATCTCCGCTGGCCTTCGACGGGTCTGGAGCCAGCCCTGGTTCTCGCACGATCAGCGACTTCCATGCTCTCGGGCAAAGCGTCGGGCGGATGCTGGCCGGCGCAAGTCAGTTCATTGGGAATGGCCTGATGACCCCGGCGGAAGCAGCATCTCCGCCGGAGCCACCGTTGCGAACCCCGGTCGTGCAACATGTCGGTTTGTCCGATGAGGCGAATGGTTTTGCGCCTCCCGCTGTCAATCCTGATTTTCGTTACCTTGCCCGGAGAGATGCCGGCGCACCGCAAGCATCCGTATTTGATACTGGCGCCTCTGCAGTGCCATTCGCGCCGTCGGACAATCCAGATTTTCCGGGCGGCCTGCCAGGCATGCTTGCCAGAACTTTGGCGCCCATCGATCCGGGCCAAGCTGCGCTCCCGAAGCAGGCTGCCGGGCTGGTTGGGCTCGTCAGCGGCGAGCCGATGGCCGACTGGCCCTTTCCGTCGCCGATCTGGGGTCAGTCAGATCGCGTCGGACCGCGCAGCGCAGAGGGCGAGGATTGGCTGACGCCGTGGCTTCGATCCGCGCGCAGTTTCTGAATTTCCAGATAGCGCGCTAACGCCGGCGGCAGGGTTGGGTGTGAGCTATCACCGCAGCCTCAATCCTGCAGTGCTTGCGCAATCCGGTTGAGCCTGAGGTCGATTGCCGCGACCTGGTGCTTCAGCGCTTCGATCTGCGGCCCGGTCGTCGGGTCCACGATGCCCACGGGCGTTCCGCAGGCGGAGCATTGAACCATCATGAGCTTGCGGCTCTCGCCCAGAGGGGTGAGCAGTGTCAGTTCGAAACTATGCCCGCTGCATTTGATGCATGTCGAGATGGCCATTTTATCCTCGTGTTTTGTCGACGGAAGAGGGGCATTACTAACGGATGCCAGGATCGCGGGCTGTGCCTAGTTTTTCACTTTCTTCGCTGCATAAGCGCGCTGCGCTTCTTCAGGACAATAGGCGACCGCTCCACCCTCGTCCTTGAATTTCTTATCTACCGTTTTCTGCATATGAAACGTGTTGTCGTCTATTCTTTTCATCCGGATGGCGTCCGCGCTTGAGCTTTCGGGATTCGCGAGTCCACGGGGGTTGGTGTCTACGCCTTTCTTTTTCGAGGCTTGCTTTCCTGCAGGTTGAGGGCAGGTCATGACCATCGAAAATTCTGCTCGTCCCGTGTTCATCAACCCGACGGCCTTGCATTCGATCTTGCCGCTCACGATCGAGCCCTCCGTTAGGTTGAGAGTGACGTCACCCGACTTTGCGCAGCGGTCGGCGAAATCCGGGCCGACGTTGGCATAGATGCCGTCCTTTGGTCGCCATTGGTTCGGGCTCAGGAGCTGTTCCGGAACCTTGTATTTGCTCGCTTCCTCTTGTTGCTTTTCTGCATCGATATATGCGCGTTGCACATCTTCCGGGCAGAAGTCGGCCTGCCAATTGGGACCTTTGAATTTTCCGTTTATCGTCTTCCTGACGAACATCGATTTCCCGTTGGTCCGTTCGAGTAGCATGACTTCCTTGAATGACCGCTCCTGGGAGTTCGGGCCTGCAGAAGCCGGCATATTGAGGTCATCGCAGGTCATATTAAGTTTGATGGCGCCGGGAGCAGTATCCGCAAGCTTGTTGATTTCGCAGCTCCACTCGAATCCGCTGACCGATTTCTTGGGAAGATCAACGTTGAAGACGCCATACTCTTTTCGGCAATCAGAATCGAACTCTTTGCCCGGACTCGCGTAGTATCCAGTTGCGGGCCTCCATTTCTTTTCCGTCGACGGCTTCATGCTGTCTTGTGCGAAGGCCGATGCCGTCGCGCTCAGTAGAGTAAGCGCTACACCGACATGTATTGCAGCTTGAGAGTACCTTTTTCGGTTCAAGAAAGAACTCCTGAGACTATTGAACGTCAATGTGTTGTGCGATCTCTTCGGAATTGACGTACCCAACGAAGATAACAGTCATCTTGAGGTTGAGCAACGCTTGCGGCGAACGGCGACCTCTCCGAGACGATCCATATTCCCTTCGACCGTATGTTTAACGGCGTGCTCGATCATTCTGCGCGGCACATCAGCTAATGGAGAAAAGGTATGTCGTGGCAAGATATCATGCGACGGGTGCTTCCCCCGATCGCCGGCGTGCCACCCCACACGACAAGTGCTTACGGAGCGACAGACAGGCCACCCGGTTCAAGTAACCCGCACGGTGGCGTCGACTTCAACTATAAGGTCCCCGGGCAAAGGGGGATCAATCTTGCGCACCCGGCGTTGCGATCGCCTGTAGCCGGCGTTGTGACAAATGCAGGCGAGGGCGCTGACGGTAGAATCGCAATCAGGGACGCGAATGGGTTCACGCACGAAATTATTCATTCCCATACTCGGCATGTTACGGTCGGCGATCCCGTAGTTGCAGGCCAATTGATCGGGACGATGGGCAATACGGGTGTAAACAAGAAGGAACCCAAGAAAGGTCCGCAACACGTCCACTACCAATTGAAGGATTCGGCGGGCAATCTCCTGGACCCGAGTGCCTATTGGGATCAACAGGGACGTGTCGATCCCAACCCGGCTCCACCCGCATTCCTGAACGAGCATCAGCGGTATCTTCGCCGCGTCGACGAAACTTCTGGCAACGTCGCGGCAACACCAATGGGCGCCGACACTTCCATGCCTTTCGGCACCGGCGGACAATTCGCGCCCGGCTCTGCCACTTCCTCCCGGCCGCTCTACGAAACGCGATCCTTTGGGCCGCCGTCGGAAGAGGCGGTGCCTGCTGATAGCAGCAAAAACGTTCGGCGGTTGGTCAGGATGCCCGCCAGAAAGCAAGATCTCGCCGGGTTCGATCCAACTGCTCCGGCCACGGTGCCAAATCAGATTAATCCAGCGGATGGTCCTGCTTCCTTTGGCGACCGCTTCGGAAACTGGGTTTCGTCATCCGGAGTCAGCGCTCCGCTTGCACCCAATCAGCAGATGGCGCCGCCACCGCAGGCAGGCCGTCCGCTCGGTCTCGTCACCGGACAGCCGATGCCGGACTATCTGTTTCCGCTGCCGATCCCGTCTAACACCGGTAACGAGGACTGGGCCTGGAGCCTGCTTCGACGTCCCGAATGGGACAAGAAGCGGTAAGGCCCTTCTTCGTTTGCCCGCAAGGCTCAGCCTTTAGCTCCGTTTATTCACCAAGCGAGACACTCACCATGCCCAAAATGCCCGTCTCCGATCTCAAATCCATGCTCGCCTCCGAGAAGGCCAATGCGCTTGCCGCGATCTCGGCGGCGCGGCTGATGGAGGAGCGTGCCGACGCGATGAATTATTATCTCGGCGATATGGCCAAGGACATGCCGGCGCAGGACGGCCGCTCGCGCGCGGTCTCGACCGATGTCGCCGACACCATCGAGGGCTTGATGCCATCATTGATGGATATTTTTGCGGGCGCCGACGAGGTGGTGCGGTTCGAGCCTGTCGGCCCCGAGGACGAAGCCGCGGCACAGCAGGAGACCGACTACGTCAACCACGTCTTCATGCAGCAGAACCCGGGCTTCATGGTCCTCTATTCCTTCATCAAGGATGCACTGCTGTCGAAGGTCGGCATCGTCAAAGTGTGGTGGGAGGAGCGCGAGGAGGAAAGCCGCGAGACCTACTACGACCTGACCGACGACCAGTTCGCGCTATTGGTACAAGCGGTGACTGAGTCCAATGGTGCGATGAAGATCGTGGCGCACACGGTGCACGAGCCTGCGGAGCTCGCGAAAAATCGAACGCGATGAGTTGACGCGCAGCTCTCATCATCCCGGCGACCGATCGTCCAAACGGACGCCACTAAAGTTGACTTTGTTCGTGTTTTGTTCTGTCGATTATTCCCGCATGAGCCCCTTCCTGCGCTGGCGCTCAAAGCAGGCAAAGCCAAAAGTACGATTCGTCAAATTCCGGCGAACGAGCTAGGCTGTGGTCCTTCTGCAATGCAACCAAGGCGGAACGGCTCACTTGCCGGGCTTCGTCTTTGCCTTGGCCTTCTTCGCTACCCGTCTCTTCGGAATACCAGTCATAGGCCTATGGCCGATGACCTTTGAACCACGGAGAGCCGCCACGAACCGCTCTTAGGCTTCTTTCGGACTGCAACTGTCGGAATCCTTTGCCATCAGCGCTAACTAGCTCAATTTCTTACGGGACCGTAAGTTGACTTTTAACACAACCTCACTACTTTGGAGCGCGGGGTGCCACTAACGATAGTGGAGCGAAGGCCCATTCGCCCTTTAGGCGAACCCATTCGACGGCTATCGGTGAGCACCGAAGTTGCGGACCTCCTAGACGGCCGGACTGCATATGGCATGTTCCCGGCGGTCGAAGCAGAAAAGATGATCGGCATCTTTTGCGCAGGACAATACGTCACGGTAAGCCGGAAGAAAAACAAAGTTCGACCGGACCTGGAGAAGCTTGAGGGATTCGACGAGGTTTGGAGTTTTTGTCTTCGCCGTCCAGTGCCGGGCTGGCGACTACTCGGAAGGTTCTATCAGAAAGACCATCTGATCTTATTGCGCGGGTGGGACAAACATAAGCTTTTCAACGAGTATGAAAAAGCATCCGAACAAATCATCGACGACTGGGACGCTTTGTTCGGAACGAAAGTCGCACATAGCGGCGATTGGTTTTCAGGTTACCTTAGTGGAGTAGTTAGAGATGCCGACGAACCGTTCTAAAACCGACGATCCGAAATTCGAGAGGGCCTATTACCGGGCCATGCTTCGCTCTGCCTTTGTGAGCATGTTTTGGGCTGTCATATCAGACAGGAAGAAGAGCGGCCTTACTCTTATTTCCTTTGCTAAAGCGGTTGGCTCTTCCAAACACGAGGTTTCGCGATGGTTCAAAGGGGATCCAAATTGGACCATCAATACCATTGCTGCGATAGCGCATGCTCTTAAGCTTACGCTCCGGGTGCAAGCTATTGACGAGCACGGGAATGTCTATGGCGCAAGCGGCCCTCAATCTGCGCCTACGAAGGCTCCTATAGCAACTTCTGGCGTATCGCCGCAGCCTGTAAAGGTAACGCGCAAACCTCCGGGCGCATCCGTCGGGTTGGGTATTGCCTCGTCGGAGGCTGCTTGATGGCCAATCTGGTTGATTCTCCCGATGTGTACGGCGCCACCGTATTCTGCGATGACACTCGAATTGAATCGACTGGAAAGCTCATCCATATAGGCGTCTACCAAGGCGTGATGACCATTCATGTACCGTTCCCATTTTTATTGCCTACGTTTTCGTTCGCGATAACGATTTCACAGCGGGTCCATGTTTTTGATCCCAAAATCACTTACAGAATTTATCTCCCCGGTGACCCGGACGACGCTTCGTCCGACGAAGCGTCGATAGTGGCAGAAACAAACGAGGCTGCTCCCGGAGATTATATCAAGCACGCTGCGGCTCTCTCCAATAGCGCCGGTATTCCAGAGGAGCAGCGAGAGTTTGTTCGTTCGTTTGCGAACATGGGCTTTCAGGCGCTTCAAATAAAACAGCCCGGTCAAATTAAGGTGCGCGCCGACATCGGAGGCAACCGATATAAGGTCGGTAGCATCGTCATAGCCCCAAAATAGCAATTCATCTTTGCCGAACGCCGCCCTGACGTGCGTTGCGGCGATGTGATCGGGGGCGCGGCGGCGCGATCGGTCCGAGGAGTTCTGTAATGCGGATGTGTATGCTGGCTTTTGCTACGATCGCGCTGGTCGGCTTTTGCAGTGATGCCAACGCACAGACGAACTGCCCTGAATTGGCGCGGCTGCGCGGTGAGGCTGCGGAGGCCGCAAAGCAAATGACTGGCGTTCCTAATCGCTGCGAAGCATACAGGCGGTTTTCTACGGCATGGGGTGATATCTTTCGGTACGCCAACGATCATCGCGAACTGTGTAATGTTTCGGGCGTTTTGCTGGAGGAGTTCGAGAAGCGTTACCGCGAGGCAGCAAAAGCGCGGGACAATGCCTGCGCGGGCCGTCCTCTTCAGTCATTTCCACCAGAGATAATCAAGCGTTGAGTTGCTTGGATCGTCGGCCAAATTCTCACAGGATGATTGGCCTCGTTCTTGGCACGTCAGCATATCCAGTAAGCGGGACAATCTCGGAAATGCTCTCGTCTGATTTTGTCGGTTGAGAGGATCGGCTTGGACGTGACGCAAGCTCTCAAACCGGGACCGGAATCATGGGGTATGAACCGACGCGCCTTGAATGGGTTGCCACCGGATTATTCAATCCGCACAAGCCGCGAGGCGTTCCCCTGTCGACAACCAGCGCGTCGTGAGCGCTTTCATAAGCCTGTAGTTTGAGGTCGCAACATGTCGCGTTCGATTGGCGAGCCTAATTCAAGCCCGAAGAGTCGCGATCTGAAGGTAAGGATTCCCACGATAGATGAACTCATGCGGCCGCCACAGCCTCCTCCCTGGTGGCAATTTCTTCCGCCGCCGGCGCCGTCGAAAAATGACGGCCCGTACAGTCCGGTTCCGATCGTGCCGCCGCTTCCGCCACCCCCGATCGAAGTTGATCCGCCCTCTCGTCCACCCGAGTGGATGTTCGGGCCGCCCTACCTAAGCATGGCTCCGGCGCAGGTACCTTCGTCCGCGCCGTTCGTTGCTACTCCTGCGCAAGAAAAACCCGGCGGCATTCTTGGCATGATGGTGGGGGCTGGACTCATCGATCCGTCGAGTCCCGACGGGACTCCGTCTGACGGGTTTCCGGGCCTGATGCAGGAATATCTGCGCCGCAACAAAATGGTTAGCGACTGAAGCCGAACACACTGCAGAAGCGTAGTTTGCGCATATTGTATCGGTAGTTCCTGTGCGGAAAGTTGGGAGAAGAAGTATTGGCACAGGCGATGGTGGAGTCGAATGGTGCGATGAAGATCGTGGCGCAGACAGTGCACGATTCAGCGAAACTGATCGTAAAAATATGGGAATAGACCCAAGAAGAAGCCGCCAAGCATCCAGAAGATGCGACGCAGGAGAAGACGATGGCAGAACAGAGAGATCGAATCCGTTGGCCGGACGGAGCTTATGTTTCTTACACCCCGTCATTTCCCAAACTGGGTCTCCTCGGACTCGGCGGGACCTACTATTGGAATCCAGGCACGCCTGAGGCGCCATCGGCCACGGTAACCGGCATGTGGGGCGGGGGGCGCAATGTCGAGCGCTTTCCCTTGGGGCCCGCTCTGGGCCCACTCAATTTCGGAGTGACCTACCTGAGAGGTGGAATGACCTCGGCTGACACCCTTGGAGCCGGAACAACTTCGAACGTTTCGACGATATTGCCATCTGTGTCGCTTAATTCCAGCGTTCCCATTGAGAACAAACTTCCGCGGCTCGACAAAGCCAGAGTTTCCTCAATCGACGCTGGCCTGAGTGGGTCGATCGGGACTTCCACGGCCAGCACTTACACTGCAACTCTTCAAGAGGTCGCCGATTTCATATCCAGCTACTTGATCCCGCCCGCGATGGGACCTCACGATGAGCTTTCGCCATTTGCCAGAACCTTGACGAGCGGCGTCGGTACCGTAGGCCCGGTCACGGTGCCACCGATCAGATACCTGAGTTCGCGCTATGAAAATCCGCTTGGGAATGGAATGGGCGATTGGAAATCTTCTGCAGAGAACTACCCACAGCAGCCGGCGCAGTCAGCGACATCGCCGCAGGCGCCCGGCGGGCTATTGGGCCTGTTGCAAGACTATATGCGAAACAATCCTGACGCTTATCGTTGATCGCCGCTGGTTGCCGAAGCGAGGCCGCCTGCATGAGACGACTTGACACCACGCTGCAGCATTCGGGTGCCATCAACCTCTGCGACCAGGAGGGAGTTTCGTCTTTAGATAAAGTACCAACAGAAAGCTCAGGAAAAATGAAAAAAAGAATACCGATTCCCAATTTTCAAATGATCGGAATTCTGCAAGCGTGCGTGTGAGGCCGTGTTTCCCGCAAAAGCCGTCGCCACATCTCCTGATCGGGGCATCGGGGTAGTAATAGACTCCATAGGTCCACAACACACCGTTCACGATGAAGATGGCGCGCGCCAGGTCTTCGGCGTGTCGCGTTATCCATCCATCGATTGCCGACTTGCCAGCATCCGGCTCTGCGTTCGTTTCTCGGGACCGTCCGTAGAAAAATCCGACAACCCAGAACGCCACCAATGCACAACCAAAGTAGATCATTTCATCCTCGGCGATTCACCATGAGCTCGCGCGGTCCGTGATGGCACCGGCATCGAATCTCAAATCGATCGTTGAGGGCAGCTATCGCCATCATCAACGTACAATCATCTTCCGTTCGAGCAGGCCACGAACGCTTGGTACACTTGACGCTACAGTATAAGATTGCGATGCATGAGAACACAATCGCAGAATGGTGCGGTCGTTGGCCGGCCCGAAAATGTATCGTCGATGGCTATGCGCGCCTCCTATTCGGGGGCCCCGCGGATTGACACACCGAGGCAACCGCCGCCAGGAAAAGCGACGCCGCCATTGCCGTCGCGAGCGGGCTACATCAGAAACAACAGTAGCCCTTCGTTTCGATCACGCCCAACCAAAGAATTGTTGCCATCACAAAGTCCGAGGTCGCAGCATGGATCGTTCAACCGACTATTCTGATTCCCCGCGCCACGGGCGAGAGTGAATCATGGCCGCCGTATTTTTCGTAATGGGTGGGATGGCCCTGATCTGGTCAGGCGTCAGATCCGAGATCGTCTATCGTTCGATAGTCGATTCCTTTCCTCCTCAATTTCAGGACGAGTACACCTCGCGTTATGCATTCTCCGTGTACGCGCTCGCCCCTTCAACGCCGTTGCCGTTGCAGGTGGAATACATGAAGGCGTTGGGGGCGGGCTGCGTGTGTTTGCTCTGTGTTGCGCTGGGCTTCTTCGCCTTGCCGAATGTACCGTTCGGTTGCTTAATCTTGGTCGGCTTTTTGTGGAGCATTTTCTCGACCATCAAATCCTGGAAGATCTACAAGGAAAACTGCAATCGGGCTGTGAACCAGAGGGATGAGGAACTACCATGACGCAAGGGACATACGCCGGGGGACTGTTGGTCTCTCGTGGGCTGGCGGACTCGGAATCGGCCAGTATATAGACAATTACGGAAGGATCTATCCTCGGGCTTACGGCGGCACGCCCGGCGTAGTCTGCTACCAACTTCGGCCGTACGTCGACGATAGGTGGTGGGAACGTTCAATCTGTCGTGTCTTGGATGCTTGGGAAACTGCCCTATAATGATAACTGATATCTTGGACGCCGTTCTTTTTGTACAGTTTCGGCCGCTTTCGGATCGAAAGTCTGCGGCGCGTGGTTTTTGATCGTCATTTCTTCGGGCATCGCATGCGCATTTTGCTTCATATCTTGATCGAACTTATTGGCTACGCGGTAGCGAAATTTGCATTGCCGATGTTCTCGTTCGGCAAGATTTATGTTGGGCCTCTCACGGCTCCCTCGGGAAAGTTTGGTTTGATTGGCTATCGGCGCGACGAAAACGGGCGGATCGAGATCGACTCGATGGTCGCGGGCTTCATAGGACTCGTGATCTGCCTCATCGTAGCTTTTGGACTTGCCTTGTTGATCAGGGGAAGCCTCTAAGCCTTCCGACCCGCGAATTGTTCTGGCGAGGCGGAGAGTATGCGGCGTATCGAGTGAGAGGTGCAAGGTGCCCCTTGCCGGATGCACCCGCGAACTGACCGTTGCATCCTCATTGTGAAAACACGATTTTAGACTTTGGTGGAGGTTGCCGGTGTGGAATGTCTTGGCGCGTGAAGCAGCAAAGCGGATTGGGGGTACGATTGCCGCCAATAAGATAGCTGGTATCGACGAGGCGAATGGGCCAGAGGTCTATGCTGATCGGATAAAGAGGGACTTTCATTTGCATGACTATGCCGATGCATGGGCGCTTTATGATTCAGACCGTGCTTACTGGCGGAATTACTACCATCCGCGACCGAATAGCCCTGCATGGAGCGGCGAGTTTGTACGGGATTCCGTGGCCGCAGCCGGCATTCCCAGCCGAAATAACGTCTTCGAGCATGGATTTCCCGAGTCCAACCCGGAGCGAGCTTCAATAACAGAAGTCTCCCCGGTGCGCATGCCGGATACCTCCGGGTGGCGCAGTGATTTCGTACGAGATTCCGCGGCCGGGGCCGGTGTTGCCGGTCGCAATAACGTCTTCGAGTACGGATTTCCTGAGTCTGGCTCGGCACAGGAGGTGCCATCCGTACGCCTACCGAGCGCCCCCATATGGCGTAGTGAATTCGTACGGGATTCCGCGGCCGCAGCCGGCGTTCCCAGTCGCAATAACGCCTTCGAGTATGGATTTCCCGTGTCCGACCCGGTGTGGCTTTCGATGGGACAGGCGCCTTCCGCCCGGCGATCGAACACACAGTTCATGCCTCAAAATGGATCGACGCCCGCGGGTGGCCTCGCTGGCCAACCCCCCGCATTTGTCGGCACCAATCCCAATTGGCCACCGCAGCTGAGACCGGGCGACAGCCTGCCGTCCCCAGACGTCTTCACCAATGGCGTGCCTCCCGTTCCATTTCTTCCGCTGGCTTCGCAACGCGTGCCCCGCGGATTACCTGCCATGTTGGCTGAATTGGGTGTCTTCGATCCGTCGAACTCGGACACGCAGCCGAGCGGCGGGTTGCCTGGGCTGTTCCAGGAATATTTGCGCAATCGCTGAACGATCGGCGGCTGGCCGCTGAACGCGCCTCGCAACGCGAGACGCGGCGGGATTTTTTGCGCCCAAATTGGAGAAACAGATGAACATTGCTACCCCTCTCAAGGGGGCTCCGGCTCCGCCGGCGTCCTCCCTGCCAGTCACGCACGACGTCACCATCGTGACCACGCGGAAATTCGCTCAAGCCAGAGTCATGGGCGTGCCGCCCGAGGAATTCGGCATCGAGCGCGGCGCGCGCAGCATCCGCGACTGCAACTATTGCTTCCACGAAGTCGTCACCAAGAGCGAAGCGCAGCTGATTGCCGAAGGCTTTGACGCCGATCAGATCAGGTCGCTCGATGACTATACCGGCAGCAACGTAGAAACGCTCGCCCGCGATACTGCTGATGAACATTTTGGCCCGATCACCGATGGAGCAAACGCCGCCGCGCGATTGGTTCGCATCACCGAGCATTATGTGCGGATGGACTATGAAGGTGACGGCAGGCCCTGCCTCTACCAGGTCATCACCGGCGGCGACCAGGCCGAAGTGCTTCGCAAGGATGGGCGTGAATGCATCACGCCGTTCGACGATATGCCGTTCGCGACCACCACGCCGGTGCCGATGACGCATCGCTTCTTCGGCCGCTCGATCGCCGATCTCGTGATGCCGCTGCAGCGGGAAAAGACCGCGCTCAAACGCGGCGCGCTGGATAATCTCTATTTGCACAACAATCCGAGGGTCGAAGTGTCCGAGGCCAATGCCGGGCCGAATACGCTCGACGATCTGCTGGTATCGCGGCCGGGCGGCGTGGTTCGTACCAAGACCCCGGGCGGGCTGAACTGGCAGGTGGTGCCCGACATCACCGCATCGATCTATCCGATGATGCAGTATCTCGACGCTGAACTGGAGACCCGTACCGGTCTCAGCCGGCAGTCGCAAGGCATCGATGCCAACGCGCTACAGAACCAGTCGGCCACCGCGGTGGCGCAGGTATTTTCAGCCTCGCAAATGCGGATCAAGCTGATCGCGCGCATCATGGCGGAGGGCGTGCGGGATATCTTTGCACTGCTGCACGGCACGATCCGCAAGCACGGCCAGCAGCAGCAGACGGTGCGGCTGCGCAATGCCTGGGTCGCGGTCGACCCCAGGGATTGGAAAACCCGCGACGACATGACCATCAATGTCGGCCTCGGCGCCGGCGGCAAGGCGCAGCAGTTTGCGCAGGTGATGGCGCTCGCCAACATCCAGAAACAGCTGATCGCGGGCGGCAAGGTCAATTTGGTCGGCGATCGCGAGCTCTATAACACCGCGGCCGAGTTGACGAAGATCATGGGACACAAGAATCCGGAGCGGTTCTTTTGCGATCCGACCGCGGTCGATCCGCGAACCGGACAGCTCCTGCATCCGCCGTTGCCGCCACCGGCAGCGCCGCCGGACCCGAAACTATTGGCACTGCAGGCGAGAGCGCAGGCCGATCAGGCCGTCGCGGCCCACAAGGCACAGATCGAACAGCAGAAGGTCCAGAACGACGTCATCCACCAGCAGGTCAAGGTTCAGGCGGAGATAGAGCTGGCCAAGATCAAGGCCGAACTTGAGAGCAAGATGAAGCTGCTTGATGCACATCTTAATGCGGCAACCGCGCAGCAAAAGATGCAGCACGCGCAAGCGCAGCACGAGATGGAGGTCGCGGAGGCCGCACTAGGCGCGGTGGCCGGCCGTGATGCAAGAATACAGAAGAAGACCGGCGGAGAGGATCAGTACGATGTCTGATGAAAACAGGCTGGATCAAGCCGCCGCGAAGACCCTGCGTGCGCAGGAGCTGATCGACGACGAACTGCTGACCGAGGCCTTTAGCACCCTGGAGCAGAATTACACCGCCGCTTGGCGTGCTACCACGATCGAAGATGTTGCAGGACGCGAGAAACTGTTTCTCGCGATCAACATCGTCGGCAAGGTGCGCGATCATCTAACGGCCGTCGTTGCCAATGGAAAATTGGCGCAGGTGGAGTTGAAGGAGTTGGCGCAGACCGCGGAGCGGCGGAGGAGGCGGTTTGGAATCCTGTGAAGGGCGGCGCTGAAGGGGGAACAGTGGACACAACCCGAAGGAGCGCTTTGACAAAGTTCTCTCTTTGTTCTATTGGCTCAGCCAACGAAGAATTCCGGTCAAAATCATCGGCTCTCTCATGGTCTTTTACTTGCCTGCTCCAATCCATCGCAACGCCGCGCCTGTCGTTAATCGTAGAACCATTATGGTCATTGTGGCCGTTAACTTGTTTGCGGTTTCTCTGCTGGCATCTGCAATTGGCTGTCGCGCAGAGCAGGGACCGCCGAGGACGCCTGGCGATACCCTCCCCGCACGCGAGGCGCTGCGAAGCACAACACTCGTGGAAGGTTCGTGAAATGGTGCGGTGACAGGATCGTTATGGAGGTGGACCGGCGCTACGAAGTCAATGACGGCGAAGTGAAGGCATCTCCGCTTTCTTTTCCACTCAGGTCGAACTTGCTCTGTGGTGGCAACAGCGAAAAGCTGATCTTTGTCGATCAAGAGGATGGACGGGTTTCGGAAGTCAATATTGCTGGAGGTGTCGCTCGGCTTAAAAATATTTCGGGCAAGCGAGTACCTGACCGTACCATCACCGGTATCGTCGTTCCCGGTGTCGAACGATGACTAACAGAATAAAGGGGAAGATATGCCCAGGTACCGCCAATCGGGTCCGTATGGTCAGCGGGGTTCGGAGTTATGGCGCGATAATGGCCCTGGTTGCGGCTACGCCCTTCTTGGTTTGATTGTTGCATTCCTCTTCCTGTTTCCGTCAGGGGCGGAAGCGCAGGTACAAAAACGCGATGTAGGCACTCGGAGTAGTGCAATTCCAACCTTCGATGATTTTCGCCATGAAGCCCTTCAGCACGGCTACTTTGCAGGCTGGTGCGGATCGCAGGAATACTGGCTGATGAGAGAAAATCGAAATTTCACAATTTATGGCGTAGCAAAAGAAGCATCCGCATCATTTGTATTGCCGGAGACGGTGGAGCATCGTTGCGACAGCAGTGGAGAAAACATTGCTTTTACGGATCGTAAGGGACAGGTCTCACAATTGAACGTCGGCAGTGGCGCAACAAGTGTACTTGCGAACAATCAAGAAGCAACCGTCTCGGTCGCGCCAGATTTCAGCAGCATCGCCAGTAGCGAGCCGCTTAATTTGGCCTCCGATGGCCGTATGAAAAACGTGATTGTCGTGGAATCGCGAACGATCAGAATTTTCTGGAAAAATGATTCATCGATGCTGTTCGCCGTCAGAGTATTTCCTTCGATGAAGGATATGTCGGCCATCGACGTATTTGACGTTCGTAAAGGCCGACTTGGATCGGGCAAATTGCCTGCGGGATTTACGTTTCGAAGGGGAAGTTTCACCGCGGATGGGCGCTATCTACTCCTGTTCCTGGTTCCTGTCGCAGACGAAGACGGCGATGGGACAATTTTCAAATGCCGGATCGAAGATATCAAATGCGATGCGATCATGGCTGGCGTGATGCGCGTATCGTTGGGTGAGAATATCATCGGAACTGTCCGTAGTGTGGGCAAGCGGAAGCGTGGAGAGGAAAGCTATTACGAGCCGGCCAGGTATCTCGTTGAAATCCGAGAATGGGGAGGAGACGTCCTGGTGCGCCAGAAATTCGCGTCGCGCACAAGGGGGCTCATGCAGCCGAATGTGTCTCCATCGGGGAAAAAGGTGGTTTTGACGTGGGTGACTAGCTTCACCGGTTGTGAGGGAGGTTACGTTGCATGCACGGCGGGGTTCGTGGTTGATCTTTCACGGAGATCCAAATGAGCAGCACAGCTAAATTCGGTCCGCAATTTGTATGGAAATCTGGGTATGGGGATCGAAACGACCCACGTAACCCCGCAATACGTGAATTTCATCCTGGGATCGACGCCGTGGCGCCCGCAGGAACGGAAATACAGTCGGTTTCAGGCGGTCGTATTATTTATTCTGGATATAACGCGGGCCTCGGAAATGTGATCATCGTTCGAAATGCCGATGGGACGGGTTCCTTGTATGCTCATATGCGAGATCGACCTTCGCTGACATTTGGCGAACAGATCGAGGAAGGAAATATAGTTGGTCGTGTAGGAAACACGGGGACGGCATCGAGGGGAGTCCACCTGCATTTTTCGTTGCTTTCGGAAAATGCAACGAATGCTATTGAGAAGGCACAGAAAAAAAGTAATTATGCTGGCGGTCCTCTTTCAATATTGTTGAAGGAATTCTTGGATGACCGCCCGATGAACGTTCTCGATCCAGCGGCACTGTTGGACCAGATTCCCCTACCGCGAGCCCGTCCCGATCTTGGTGACCCTCGGAATAGCGATCAACGAGTCGCACCGCTTGCGGAGTCCTCCCTGAATTTCAACGATCGCTTTTCTGCTATTTACTCTCCTGCAGCGACGCCAATAGGCGATGGGAAGGGCATCGGCAGCTTGCCGGATATCGCGGCGACATACGACGGTGGCGGTCGCGTCGGCAACTCGTCGCCGATGGTTGCTCCGGATTTTGTCGGGCCAGACATACCGTTTGTTTCCAGGCCGAACGGGTCATTGGCCGCACCCGGCGGATCGTCTCTCCTCGATCCCGCACCGATGGATCCCGGGGCGCCTGGCCCGTTCTCGACTGGCGGACGATTTGCGCCGCGCTCGTTGCCGCCTCAGCCGCTGTATCCGACCGGTGCGCTCGTGCCCACTTCGAACGGGCGCGTATACGACCGGCAGGGTTTGCTTGACGATCGTTCCGGATACGGGAATCCGACGCCGACGGACGATACCGACAGATTCCGCTCGCCGGTTTTGCGCGAACTGCAGAGATACAGGCAATTGGCGGCCTCCGGCGTTGCTGTCTCGCCGTCATCCGCAGCGTCTAGTCCGGACATCCCGCTCGCTTCAGGCGCTATTGGTAGCGGGGCTGCGGCCCCCCGAGGCGGTGTCTTGAAGTGGATCGGGAACGGCTTGATTGGTTCGGCGGAAGCATCGCAGTCGAACCTTCTCCCGCTAGGCGGTGTAGCGCCAGGTATTGTCGGCGAAAACGACGGGTCTATTCCTGACGCAAACGAGGCGGCGTCCCCATTGGCCCCTGACAATCGTCGATATCTCAGCCGACGCATCGCCGGCCAGGCATCCGCATTTGATACGGGAGCGCCGGCCGTATCGTTCGTTCCATCGAACGAGACTCTTTCTCCCGATCGCTCGAACTCCTTCGATGATCGTTTCGGAAACCGGGGCTCTGCGCCAAGCATGGCGCAGTTCGCGTTGCCGCAGCAAGCTTCACGACCGCTTGGGCTCTTTACCGGTCAGCCGATGCCGGACTGGCCGGTTTCACTACCGATCTTCGGTTTTCCAGATCGCTCGAGCGGCCACGGCGGTTCCGCAGATGATCGCGGGTTGGGCCGATCGCAGGTAACGGGGATTCCGTTTCTGGATGAGTATATTCGATATCTTAACCGTGAGTACCCGATCTGATTTTGATGCAAGGAGCTGATCGCGGGCGGCAAGGTCAATTTGGTCGGCGACCGCGAGCTCTATAACACCGCGGCCGAGTTGACGAAGATCATGGGACACAAGAATCCGGAGCGGTTCTTTTGCGATCCGACCGCGGTTGACCCGCGGACCGGGCAGCTCCTGCATCCGCCGTTGCCGCCACCAGCGCCGCCGGACCCGAAACTATTGGCACTGCAGGCGAGAGCGCAGGCCGATCAGGCCGTCGCGGCCCACAAGGCACAGATCGAACAGCAGAAGGTCCAGAACGACGTCATCCACCAGCAGGTC